GCGGACTTGTAGGCGTCTGCGGATTTCTGCGCGGCGGCGGCTTGGTCTGTTGCCATCTTTTGCATAGCGGTGGCAGATTCGGCCATTGCTTTTTGGCGGTTTTTTTCGGCGTAGACCTGACGGATGAGGGCTTGGGTGGATTCGTCCGTGGTGCTGGCCAGGTCGCGCTGCATTTGCAGGGCGGTGTCGGTGGTTTTGCCGGTCAAGACATCGAGCTGGTCTTGCCAGCTTTGGCGGGTGGCGGTGGCCTGTTCTTCGGCCTTACTCAATTGGTCAACCCCATTGGCTAACTTCAAAACGGAGTCATAGGCCTTGGCGTTGGCCTCGATTGACAAGTCCATGGCCCCAATGCGCTTGACCTCTGATTTGTACCATTCGCGCAGGCCTTCGGTGGACTTGGGCATGGTGATGCCAAGTTTGTCGAAAGCGGTCGAGAGGTTGCCAACCGTGGCTGATTTCTTTTCTGCCTCGGTACCGAAAAGCTCAAAATATGTGCTGATGTCTTGGCCCAACTTATCCATCCCGCCTGCTGCAGTGATCAGGGCCTTGGTTGCCTCTACCGACACATTGGTCAGATAGTCAAACGGCAGATTCTTGACCGCGTCGGTGAAGTTGATGAAGTTGGTGACATCGCCAAGCGATGCTGTGACTTCGGCCAGTGATGCGCCATTGATCTTGACGGTGTCCAGGTACTTGTTGAGCTGCGGGCCCAAGTCAGTTTCGGCCAAGGCGGACAGCACAGCCTTGGAGACGGACTCTTTGGCCGCGTCGGTCATCGCGGCGTCGCCATTGCCTGCGTTGTTGGTGCCTAGATCGGCGGCGCGGTTGTAGATTTGTTTGCCGTCGAGGTACGCGGCATAGTCAAATTTGTTTTGGCTGCCCTTGCTGCCGTTGTTGCCGTCAATGCCGATAAACGCCTGGGACGTGAGGTTGCCCGCCTGGCGGCCGGCACCTTTGACAATGGTGGCGTAGTCTGACGCCGTACCGGTGACAAAGCCTTTGGCAGTGGCATCGAGCGCACCGCCGTAGTACATGCCATCAGCACCGGCACTGTAGGCGCGGCCATTGGTGCCGGGGTTGCCGCTGGTGCTGTAGCCACCTTCAATGCTTGGCTTGGTGCCTGTGTTGCCAGTGAGCTTGTCCACCCAGCTGCCCACGGCCTGGCCGATGACAGAGCCAATGGGCCCGCCAAAGTAGGTACCAATGGCGCTGCCGATGGCTGCGCCCCACTTGCCTTGGCTGGCGAGTAACGCGCTGTTGAAATAGCCTAAAGCATCGCCCGCGCCGTTGATCACGTCTTTGTAGGCAGACAGCGAATTTCCAAAATCAATGAGCGAACTTCCGGCAGTTTCAAAACCCTTGTCAAACAGCTTGCCACCAATGTTGTTGACGGAGTTGCCGAGCGAGCCGCCAAAGTCGGTGAACCAGGACGAACCTGCAGCCTTAAACACGCTGCCCAAGTCCCCAATGCCGGGAGCGCCACCGCTGGCGGTTTGCGCCATGGCACCTGAACCACTGACCGTGGCACCAATGCTGAAAATCCATTTCTTCAGCGTCATCTGGTACAGCCAGTCAAAGAAAACGCTCTTGGCTGTGTTCTTCAGCTTGCTCCAAACATCCTGCCCGCCTTGAAGCACGTTTGTCCATACGGTATGCGCGGTTTGGTCGATGCTTTGCCAAATGCTTGTGGTGGATTGCATGGCCGCGCCCATGTCGGCTACACCCTTTAGTCTGGCGGCGTTTTCTGCCTCAATGGCGATCAGGCGATCACGCTCTGCTTGGTCGATGCCGCCTGCTGAATTGATGGCTGCGATCTTTTTGCGAAGGTCAAGTTCAATGCGGTAGTAATCAAGGATGCGCTTACGGTCTTCAGCAGATGCAAAGACGGTCTGCATTTCCAGTTGCGCGAGTTGCTGCGCCTCTTCAGCGGCAACAGTGTTAGCGCCCACGGCCAAGCGGATACGGTTACGTGCGTCTTCCTCTTCACGCAAGGCCTTGTTCACATCATCTTGATATTGGAGCGATTCGGCGTAGGCGGCTTGTGCGGCCTTAGCGGCTTTGGCCTGTGCCTCTGCCTTTTCCATCACGCCCTGAACATCGTTCATCTTGGATTCAAGGTCGATGTATTCCTTAAGCGTGATCTTGCCCGCTTGGTATTGTTCGATAAGCTTTTCGAGCGTGGTGATGCGGTACTTTTCAGAGGCTTCGAGCTTGCCGTTTCCGTCTAGTTCGGCTTGCGACAGGGCTAGCTGCTTGGCGATTTCTGCGCTCAACTTGGCGTATTCGTCGGCTACGGCTTTGACTGCTTTAGCTGCCTTGCTATGATATTCAAGCTGCTTTTCATTTCCGCCGTCTTGCGGATTGTCCTTTGCTGCACTCTTGATGGATTTGATTCTTGCCTCTAACTTTTCGGACAATCCAAGCGAAAAGCTAAGCTTTGAATTGAACTCGTTTGATGCGCGGCCAATTTCAGCAGCGCCTTCAAAGTTGCCTTTTGCAAACTCGGTAGCCTGCGCAAGTGCAGCGCCGATATTGTTTCCAATCAGGTTGAACACCTGTGCAACGCCGTAGCCAATATCAACCAAACTAGCAAGGCTAGTTGCCGCAACTTCCGCGAAGTCTGCAACATCATTTGATTTGGAAAGCTTGTTACCCTGCGAGTCAAGACTAAAAAGCTCTTTCAATGTGTCTTGCACTGCGCCCGTGAATGCCGTCACCATAGGCAACGCGGCAACTGCCATTTGCTCAGCAAATTGCATCAACTCAGACTTGGCGCGCGCTTGTGCGTCTTTGTAATCGTCTGCAAGTTGAATTTGCTCAGTTGTCAGTCCGTTATTTGTGTCCGTCTGCGCTGCGAGTTCCTTCATTGTCGGGATCAAAGCTGCTGAACCACGCCCGAATATTTCATTCATGACGGCGACTTTTCCTAGCCCGTCTTCATACCCTGCCATTGCTTTTGCAACAGTCTTGATTTGCTCATCAGCGCGGAGATTCTTAAAGCTCTCCACCTCGATGCCAATCTTTCCGAGTGCACGGCCTACGCCTTTGCTTTCATCGTCAACGGCGGCTAGGCTGCGTTGCATTCTGTTTGCAGATGCAATCAGTTGCTCAATTGATGCACCGCCCACATCAGCAGCGGTGCGAAGCGATGCAATCCCAGCAGGATCGCCGCCCGTTTGCTCAGCAAGGTCTTGGTATTGGGAAACTTTGCCAATCAGCATCTCAAATGCCGCGATGGTCGCACCGATGCCAGCCACAGCAGCCAATGCACCTACCTTGATAGCGCGGCCTGCGCTTTCGCCCATTTCTCCCGCACGTTTGAGTGCATCGACTTGCTTTAGCGCGGCTTCTGCCTGCTTAAGTTGGGACTCTGTAGCGCCGTCAATGGATAGCTTGTACAGCTTCGATTGACGTTCACTCATGCCGAATGTTTCCACTTGCTGACGCATTGCGGAAACCTGCTTATCAATCGACTCTCTGACCTTCTCGGTTGCAGATGCAGCGGCTTTTTGAGCGTCCGACATGATCCGCATCTTTGACGATGCATTGTCGGCTGCGTCTGCCGCTTTATGAGCGGCTTGTTCATTGTTTTTAAGCGCGGCTGTGCCCTTCTCTAGCCCGTCAGTTTGGAATTCAAGTCCAATTGTTTGCAGATCAAGAGACATTAAGACGCCCAATAAAAAACCGCCTCAGTGGGCGGTTTTTGTTTGAAGTAAAAAAGTGCTATCCGTTTTTCCACCATGCCCCGATACGGGCATAAGCGAACAAACATATTCCAATCGGCCACAAGACCGTATGGATCATTGGCTGCGAATTTGAAACGCATGAAACTGTGCCAACACACATGAACACAACCCCAGCCAATTGCGCGGCCTTGTACCGCTTTGACGTTTGCTGAATCGTTACGATCTTTTCACCTGACTCCATACCTGAACCTCAATTGATTGATTGACCAATGAACATAGCATTTATCGGCCAATCAATCAACGTCTTCAACTGGTGTCAAAGCAACCCTATCAAGGGCAGATATTGCAGTCAATTCCCATAATGTTGGGGATATATGGCGGTTCCTGAAGTACCAACCAATCTCAGATTCTGGTATAGGAGAAGGCCCTGACATTCCGGGCGGTCTCTTGTTGCTCAACTCTAGGAACCATCCCCAGACATGCCCAACGGATTCAGGAAAAATGACCGGGTTAATACCCTCTTGAGGCATCTTTCCGGTCATTTTCTCTACTGTTTGTAGAGTCTCGCGCAGTGATTTTCCGTCTGTGTCTCGCTTGCCAAGTTTGAATTCATGCTTGGCAAACTCGATCAGTTCAGCTACTGCGCTTTCGTAAAATTTGAGATTTCAGCGCTTGCTTCAAGCACTTGATCTGCAAATGGAGGGTGACGGCGAACCAACTCATAGGCATTTGCTTCTGAGTATTCCATTGGCTTGCCGCCAAAAATAAGGCAACGCATGCGACTGATTCTGATAGCAGCGCCACGCAATCCTACTTGCAAATCTTCCTCAGTCATTGGCGTTGGGTTATCGCCCTTACCTTTGCGCTTTTCCTGCCATTCCTTCATGCGGAACTTGTTACCAAGTGCCAACTGCCAAGCCTTCACGGTAGGGGAAAGCTCACCGCGAACAGTGACATACCAGCCTGTCAATTCACCGTTGTAAATAAGTTCGATTTCATGGCCCTCTTCAGCGGCTTTAGGGGTGTCGATTTTTTCTAAGTCAAGCATAAAACACTTTCATTTGCGGGAGATAAAAGCCCGTGCCCAGCCCATGCGCTCCCGCAAAGAAGCGACATAGGCCGGGTCGTGGCAAGGGATGGCCCGAAGGCCGGAAAGAAAAAACCGCCTCAGTGGGCGGCTTCAAATTGACAGGCATGCCCGAAATGGGCATCCAGATCACCGATATGCCCGTTTTGGGCTTCTCGGCTGATCTGTTAGGCAGCAGAAAACCCCGAAATGGTGTTACGCCGCGCTATCCTGAATTTGGATAGTCGTTTGTGGGCTTGCCAGTGCAGCACCGCCCGCTGCGTTGTATTGGCAGGTGAAGCTGTATGAGCGCTTCTTGCCTTTAGCCGCGCCGTCGTCGCCATCGCTGGAAGTCACAACCAGCGAAGGCAGGTAGAAGCTGGCAAAGTCAGCATTGTTTGTGCTGTCGGATGTGAACACGCCAATCAGAGACTGAGCCGTTTCATCCACGAACGTATCGGCCAAAGTGCGCGAATCAAAGTAAGCGCTGAAACTGCCCGACACCTTGACGATGCCCCGGAAAATGTCAGGACGGATGTTTGATCCGACAACACCTTCAGCGGGAGACTCTTTGCCGTCGATATTGATTGACAGGTCAGTAACCGTAGCCACTGGCGAACCAGCAAGCAACAGCAGGCCAGATGCAGCTACCAATACGCCCGTAGTCGTTTCAGCCGTTGGTGAGGTGAAATAGGCGCTAGCAGATGAGGTTTGGTCCAGGCCTACAAAGGTAATATCGATCTTGGCATTGCCGCTACCGGGCAGGCTCAGATTGATCTGAGAAGCTTTTACGTCAATGTTTCGCTCAGACGATGGAACATCAGGATCCCATGTCTCAGCCGTGTAATAGACGTTCGTGTGCCCAGTGGTAGGCGCATAGGTCACTTTGCCGACTGCGGTAATGGTGGTTCCTGTTACGGGGCCTTCCGCAACCATCGCAACACCGTTAGCGCCATTGACTGGCATGACGGTTGCAACCAATGCGGTCACGTTGGTAATCAGCAGATTTCGATTGATGTTGGCAGCGTTCAAAGTGCCAGCCGACAAGCGAATGACCATGCCGATTTTGAATCCGTCCGTCAGGTACGAACCAGCAGCGCGGGTGACTGTGTAAGTCGGGCCTGCGCCTGCAATGGTCACGCTAGCGCCTGTAACAGCAGTCACAGCGGCAAAGTCACGACGAACGATCGAGGACATGAAATCGCTGTAGGTGCCAGGGCTGAAAAAGCCGTTCACTTTGCCGTCAACTTGTCGGACACCATGCCGCACGCTGCCCAATTGCTGCGTAGAGTTGATTTCCGACTCGGTGTCGTAGGTGTCTTTTTTGAGCGTGAATGTCGCGCTCTCACGTCGCAAAATTTGAGCGCCTATAGCACCAGCCAAGGTGCCTTTTGCGCTTTGTCGTTTAAAACGAATCTGCGATATGACCGGGTTTGCAATTGCCATGATTTACTTTCTGCCCTCGTCAGGGCCAAAAAAAGGCCGCAATGAAGCAGCCAAAAAAAAGCCCCGAACTTGCGGGGCTAGAGGGGAACTGTTATTTGTTTAGGTTCGTATCCATGCTTGGTACGGCACGGAAACTGGGATGCAGTAGCGGTCGCCGTCTATCAGCGCCGGGGAGATTCGCGGGGTATCTGTAACGGTCACTTGAACACCGCTTTCAGACATTGAAATGCCACGCTTGAAATGAGTTCTTAGCGCCTGCGCTTGTGCTTCTGCGATTGCAGGCCCGGTGCCCGTCATGGCGCAAACGGTCACTTGAAATATTCCGCGCTCCAGGTAAACGGCTGCGCCTTGCGTGCTGTTGTCTGGCGTGTTTGGCAGCAGGTTTACGCGCTGGTACGTGGTGCCAGTGACAGGGGTAAACGGCGCATTCTCGAATGCTGTTGCCACTGACGGGGCGAGTAAAGCAAGACGCTTTTCAAGCGCTTTTCTGATTGTTGGTTGACTCACTTCAAATCCTTGACGGCTTTTTCTAGGTAGTCGGAATAGCGCTGAATGGTCACTCGAACCATCCCGTTTGGCGCTTGCAAGCTGCCAGGAGACCCATTTGCGCGGCCATATTCCAAAACCCTCGCATACGGCATCGAATTACTCAACCAGATGGTTTGTCCAGGCTTCCACGATGGCAAGACGGATACTGTCCTGCCGATTGGGTCATCAGTTGATCCAATATCAGTATTCACAGCACCCACGCCGCACTGCCAATTGTTCCGAAAGCGCCCGGTATCGACTGGGCTTAGCGTCACCATTGATTTCTGCAAATCAAGAGCCGTTCGCCTAACAACTGCATCAGCCTTATCGCCAACCTTCTGAATCAGCTTCGAGAAATTGGCCTTGAATGCTGCGTTGCTCATGTCAACTTACCCGCACTTGCACATCGTGCAAAACGACAATGCCCGCTGGTGCCAGTGGCTTGCTGTTCACAACATTGAATATCTCTGTGCCAATGGTTAGCGTGTCGCCCGGCTTAGGCGCTGCACCTATCAGCGGGTCAAGGTACGCGCGCTGGTCAGTCTGCAAAATCACAGTCCCGTCTTTCTCGCGCTGGGAGTAGTCCAGCAGCACACCCGGCCCGGCGTAGGTTGTTCCAGCGCTAACAACTGTCCCGGTTTCGGGATTGTATGCGCCGGGTTCCATTCGCGTCAGGGTGACAGTTTGGCCAGCATTTTTAAGCATGCGCTGAACCTTTGCGGCGGTCTTTGCGTAGTCCATCAGGCGCGAACCATCCGGATTGAGTTTGCAGAACCGACAAACGGCGACAACAGGCGGTCAATGACCGGGTATTTCTTTGCTTGGCTTGCGCCGGGTGCGTAGCGTGTCGTGATTGGCCCAACGGTCTCTTCAATCACGGGCTGATCTACATCACTGAGCATTTCACCTTGCGCTGATCTAAGCGCGGCCTCTGCATTGGCGTTTACCACCTCAACAGGCACAACGCCTGAAGGGTAATAGCCAGTCAATGAATCAGCCATAGGCACCCAGATTCGCGGCCAATCCAGCGCCTGAGTCGTAGTCGCACGAATGCCAGCAATGCGCCCGCGGTATGTCTGGGTCAGGTAGTCGCAGCCGCGAACAAGCGCCGATTCTTTGGCATCAGTGGCAAGCGCAGCCCATGCTGCATTCCCACGCGCAAGGAAGTAGGCATCAGCCTGCGCCACTGAGCAATAGGACACGCTATCGCTTCCAGCTTGCCCGGTTTCTACGGTGATGCTCATTTACAGCCTTACTTTGCGCCGTCTAGCAAGGCTTGCAATTCAGCCTTCTTTGCGCCTTCAGGGATTTCGATTCCCTTAGCGGTCAGGGCTTCGCGCAGTTCTGCAACTGATGCCTTCTTTGCGCCTTCAGGGTCTTCAGGCTGCTCTTGCTTTTCGCATTCGCGCCATCCCAATGACTTGTGATTTGCAAGTGCTGTCGGGTGTACTTCGGAGTAAACGCCATTGAGTGATACGGGGATGAGTTCCATCTGTTTTCCTTTGGTTAAACATTCAAAAAAGCGCCCCGTTAGAGGCGCTTCATTCAATGGATTAGCCCATCAAAATTGCAACGTGTTCGCCTTGAACGACCTTGAATCCGTAGGCCAAATGCAATTCCCAAGTGGTCATGCCGTACTGTTGAATTTGCAACAGCATGTAGGTCATGCCGTTGGCATCGCTGATAAGCGTCTTTTGAATAGTCGCGTTCTCAGGGAAGATCGGAGGACGCATGATGCCGACAACAGCATTACGCTCGAATGCGAGGTTAGGCGTGTAGCTGTTGCCCACAGTCAAGGCGTTGGCAGTGGCGATCACAGCGCGGGCACCAGGACGGCCCAAGCTGATAGTGCCTGGGGCTGCAACACCCGTATTCACCACGTATTTATTGTTGGTGTCGGCAGCGAATCCGACCACATCACCAGCAAGCACAGTGCCAGTACCAGTGACCAAGGCCACATCACGCACGCCTACAGCCGTAGAGCCTGACGTGACGTAAGAAGCGCCTGTACCTTTGACGTGCTGAACGATGCCAGCAGATTCACGGATGGCAAAACCGAATTGGCGCAGCAAGTCACCCGATCGGCGTTCTGCATCGCTGCCTGCTTGGTAAGCCTGCTGAATGATGCCCAGCTTTCGAGCGGCTGCGCCCGCTGTGGAGTCAATGCACAACTGCAAATCAGCCAAAGGAGCGCCGTTATCGAGCAAGACCTTACGCAGATCAGCGATTGCATTGATGTCGGATGCAAAGGGGTTCGTGCCTGCGGTGCCGATAGCACGCGATGCGCCTACCTTGATAGCCTGCACAGCGGATGCTTCAGCCAAATTGCGCAGGGTGCGCATGCCTTGGGCAACCAACTGGCGAACCCACTCGCCATCCGTAGAGCCATTTTCCAGCGAACGCATTTGTTCACCAGTCATGTTCCATGTGACTTTCTTGGAAGCGGTAACAGCCACGTCAACAGTCGTAGCGGTCTTATCGTCGCCAGCGGCTGAAGCGGCAGCGGGCGTGAAGTCGGTAGCGGTAGCCGTTGGAGCTACAGGCACCTTAACCACGTCGCCAACAGCAACACCCTTATCGTCGAAGCTTGCGCTGATTGCGCTCACAACGCCGAAAGCCTCGCCTGAGACTTCTTGCGCAGCGGAGTAGAGAACGGGTTGCAGTGCGGTAAATACGTTAGCCATGATTTATCTTTCTGCCCGGTATGGGCGAAAAAAAAGCACCCGTAGGCGCTTGGATTGATTGAATTGATTACTTACGAGATGACGGTCATTCCGCTAGCCATTGCCGCCGCACGTTGTTTAGGCGTGAGTGCGTTAAAGGCCGCTTCTCTGATCGTCTTGCCATTGCCGCCCGATGCGCTTTGTGTAGCGCCTGACCCGCTTGCTTGCGCAGGGAACCAGTGAGGGGCTTTTTCCTTTTGGTCCGCGAACCACTCCTTAAGAGTGAGAGGCTTACCGTCCTTGCCATACACGCCGTCAGCGGGGGCAGGATTACCATCATCGTCAAGTGAAAACGTAGTCGCAGCGCGGTATAGGGCGTCTTCAATGGCGTACTGATGCAGGCCAGCTTCTGACGCAGCGGCACGAATGCCGTTTTCAAACACTCGCTTACTGAACTTGTTCGCCCGTGCTTCAGCAGCTTCGCGGGCTTCACGCTCTTTCTTTGTCTCGCTTTCATAGCTTGACTTCATGCGAGCTGTGCGCTTTTCTAAAACCTCGTCAACTTTCCCGGCTGCGATCAGGCTAGCCTCTTCGGTTGACGCGAAGTTGGCCAGGATTGTTCGTACAGCCTGCGGGTCGATGCCTTCAAAAGCTGCGAGTGATTCCTTGGACGCCTTAAGCGACCCGAGCAATTCGCGGTTTTTGTTTGCTAGGCCTGTCGTAGCAGTTGCCACAGCGGCACTAACAGCAGCATCAATTTGGGCCTGAACAGCAGGATCAACGGCAGTGCCGCCCCCACCTTCGCCGCCCTCGGCAGATTGTTGATTTTGGAGTCGTGTGAAAAGGCGTTGCTTCCAGATTGGCATGATGGTTTTGTCCTTTGGACGGTTGCGGGCTTAGCCCAATGAAAAAAGCCCAGCATTGCCGGGCTTGGAAAGCAAAAAGCCCCGGCACATGACGCGCAGGGGCTTGGAAATTGAAAGACAGCGTTTAGGCTGGCATTGTGTTTTGAGTCTAAGTAACTCGCTCTATCTTCGCGGCGATATAAACAATATCGCCCTTCTTGTAGCAGTCTGCGCACACATCCTCATGAATCAGTGTGCCCCTGCCCTTTTTGCCGTTTTTCACGATCACGCCGTTTCTGCTGGTCATGATTGTTCTGCTGCCACAGTGCGGACACTGGAGCATGCCGTTAGGCCTAGGTAGCCGCTTAACCCGCTCTAAAACAGCCTGTTTGGGGCTTGGTTCAGCTTTTGGGACTAGGGTTAGGGCCATCCCATCACTATAAACCAGCTTTCCTGAACGCCGCCGCATGTCTCTCGCGCAACTGATCTAGCGTCAGGGGTGAACCCTTCGCGCTGTACAGATCAGCTAACGATAGATCACCTTTGCGCAGCAATTCCGCTCTTGATTTTCCCAGCACATCGTCTTGCCTTGCCGCGCTTTGCTTCTTAATCCAAGTCGCGTAATCAGTAGCCCCAGGCACAACGCCATCCATTGATGCGCGTTCATCAATCTCGAAATCCTCAATATCAAGGCCTGTAATCTCTTTCAGGCTTTTGAGAATTGGCGTCGATTTGCTACGGCAATTCCAATGCAGCGAACCAGGCCCCGCCCCCCATGGGTAGCTATGACCTATTGGTTTGTGTGCCTTGTCATATTGCTTGTGGTCACGAATTCGACATTGACTAGAGGTGCGCTGATCGAGCGTGGCCAGCCAAACAAAGCCCTTTATGAGGTCAGAGTTAGCCTCATGCGTCTTGCGCGTTGCTGCTGCTGCCGTGTGGCTTAGCGCCGTCCTGACAATCGCCTGTGCATCGCGCCGGGTTATTTCAATGATCCCGTCTGAGTAGCCTTTGGCTTTCGTGCCTCGAATGCTGCGAACAATATCCGCAGTGGTCTTGCCTTGCACAAATCCATCTGCAACCGCCTGACGAATCAGCCGCGCCTTCTTTTCCTCAAGCTCAGACAAAAAGCCTTTCAGCAAATTGCCTTGAAATGGTCTTGACAGCGCAGCCGCTGCAACTTGGTCTACTGATACACCCACGGCCATGATCTTAGCTGGCAACACGTCAGCAAGTACAGCCTGATTCCATGCCGCTTCGTATTGCGCGAAGTCTCTCAGCTCTTGCGTTAGTTCGCGCTGCACATCTGCAAACGCCTGTGCATTAAGCTGCCTGACGCTATACAGCATGCCTTCCAAGCGCTCAATGCTGAAAGCCGTAGGAGACATGCTTTCGAGCTTCACAACAAGCTCAGCAGCCATTGCAGAATCAGAACGATTCAGAACCGCAATGATCCGGTAAACGACTGAATCGCTGTACCTGCGAAGGTCTAACTCATGACTGATCGTCGCGTGAATGAGCTTTTCATTCGCGTTCACACCATCGCCCCGAGTTTTGGCCCCTCAGTTTCAATCGCTGATAGCTCATCATCTGGCACCAGATCAGGCGAAAGAATATTACGCCGCTGCATCTCTTTAAGGAAAGTCGGTTTGGTAATCAAGCTGCCCTGCTGCATCGACAAAACCAACTGAGCGGACGCATCGGACAAGTTCCCAGCGCCGTAATCGCTGAACATGGTTACATGCCCACCACTTGGCAAATTGACCCAATCTGCCATGAATTGCAAACATTGGTCTATGCCGTCTGCAACACCTTCAGCAATGCGCTGCAAATCGCTTCGGTTAGCCTCTGCATCGTTGTTTGATTCAGTCGCTGTGCGTTGACCATTAGGCCGCTGAATCAGCAACTCAGCCCCCATCTGGATCATTTGCGATTCGAGGTTTGTAAGCTCCTCGCGGCCAATCTTTACCGACTCAGCTGAGCCTTGAACAACCTTTACGTCTGCGCCTTGAGGCAGTTGCATGAAATGGTCAGCACCTACGCTTACATTTCCTTCCACCTCGCCGCCAATGATCGCGGCAATTCGCACCCGGGCGAAGCGCACAGACTTTTGCTGGTCGCTTGAGTCTTGCCAGTGCTGCACATTCAAGTGCGCGATTTCAATCAGCGGGGATCGTCCATCCATGTAGCCACGCTTGACGCCATAGAAAGGCACAAATGGGATTGCTTTTAGCGTCGTGACACCTTCATCAACCAGCACAAACTCGCGCTTACCTTTGGCCTCTTGCTCCTCGTACAAAGCCCATTTACCCGGCTCCAACACGCGAACACGATTAACCTCTTTGGTGCCCCAATCGCCATCAGGAATTTCAGCATCTTCAGAAATGCGCAATTGGGTTAGTACACGCGCACCATTTCTGATTTCAGACTTCCAGCCTAAAAGCTGATCGTGCTTGATGTGAACAAAGTAAGGGCGAAGGCCTGCAGCTTTTTCGTCGGCTAGGGTTGTGACGCCGTTAGCCTTTGGATAGTCAACCAGCACACCGCACAAGCCATAGCCCAGCGTTTCAGATAGCAAGCCAAAGGCAAAATTGTGCAGGTTGTTACCCTGGCGATCAATATCCTCTGACCACTCAACAATCTGAGGTGGTACATCCTGGCCAAGTTGCAAAGGCTTGCTGAAAGGCTTTGACGCCATCACGGAAACAGTGCGAGAAAAAGCAGGCAGCAGCGTAGCAACCGATAGCCGGGTTTCATATCCCGCCTCGCTCTCGCCTTCCATCTTGGGCAGATACTTCTTACCCGCCGCACGCATAGACGTAGTACCGCCAAGCAAAGCATCAGCCATGGCCCAATCTGCGGCCATTTCGTTTACTTCGGTTGTCGGGTCGTTTACTTTAAGCATGCGTGAAAAAGCCCGCTCGTATCGCTACGTCGGGCCTTGTTTTGTGTCGTTTGGTTAGAAGGTTAGGCTTGTTACTGTTGCTGTTCGCTTGACGATTGGGTATCTATACGCAACAAAGTATCCAGCGCCATCCAAAATGTGATCTAGACCGCCTGATTTATCAGGCTCTCCGTGTTTGTCATACGCTTGCTTTTCCAAAGACTCGACAAGCTGCGGGCATCTTTCAGGGTTCACCCGGTAGCGCCTATTTCCGTCTTTGTGGATCATCGCGTTAAACGATAAAACAC